TCATGATCGCCCTCCGGGTCAGCGTTCAATACGGCCAAAAGAACCAGACCTTACATTCCTGAAATGACTTTCATTGCGAGGAATGACACGTTCCAAGTTTTCAATTGCATTGCTAATAATGCGACGGCGCTCTTCAAGAGACTTGGCGCCAATACCTTGGACAGCTCGTAAAGCCGTGCGCTCATCATTGGAAATTGCGCCAGGGAAGGTTTCCTTCAGGCTGCTGAGCGTCAGACGATCCAAAATGTTGTTGAGTTCACGAGTGTTCACAACAATTGGCGCCTCACTGCCGAGTGCCGCGCGCAACCGGGTGATTGTGCCCTGTGTCAAGTTGTCAGGCGAGCTACTTTCGTTCAATTCAAGCGCCCGACGCAATGCGGACAGATTGTCACGACCAACAGCAACATTCTGCATGGTTTCTTCAGCCATCTTTATTTCAGTTGGCGACAACCGATCAGCCGCCTCTGTCCTCAATCGGAGGATTTCAGCTTGCGCCTGCATCATTTGGTTTGTACGCTCAATGTTCAATTCAGAATTGCGCTGCACAAATTCATTGAATGCTGGGGTTCCAGGCGTCAGGCCCATATCACGAGCCATGCGGCCCGCATTAGATTGAGGCTCGCCTGACCTGATGTATTGCTGCAGTAATTGAGAAGTAATTGCCCGGCGCTCAGAGCCTTCTTGGGCAGCCAAAGCGCGCGTGGTCTGCAAGTCTTCCCGCGCACCAGCAAGCCGCGCTTCTTGCGCCCTCAGTGTAAGGCCACGACGCTCCGCCTCTTCAGCCCGGCGACCCTTGGTGTATTCACCCATCTGCTCGCCAACCTTGCCTAGGGTTTCCCCCATGCTCCCGGTGCGGGTAGGAGAGCCAAAGGCAGCAGCAAGACGGAAATACATCTCCGCGCGAGAAGTGGGGCTTTCGGCGCGCTCAGACATCTGCCGGATCATATCCGAGAAGGCATTGGCCTCAGATTGATAACGCTGCCGCGCGCCGGCTAATTCGCGTGAGCCTTCACCAGATCCGCCGCCATACCGCGCCAACAAATCTTGAATGCTCGGCTGCCTTGGCGCTACAGGAGCGGCGGCGGCTTGAATAGGATCTCCAACAGCCTCGGCAGGAGTGGGTTCAACAGCCGGAGCCCCAGCAACCATGGGCATAGAGGGTTCACCGCCCATGGGCTGCAATGTTCCGCCCTCACCAATAGCAATCGTTTCACCTGGGATTGGCAAGCCACGCACCGGCCCGACAGTTGGCATCGCCGCCCGCATCATTTCTTGATACGTCCGAGCTGGGCCTAAAGGCGTTGGCCGCGTGAAATTGCGCGGATCGCGATAGAACGCATCAAGTTCATCCAGGTTGCCTTCATCAGCCATGCCGCCCGTCTGATAGTGCCTCCGCACTTGGCCGCCTTCAGCATACTTGCTGATGTAACCACCGCGGGCAGCGCCACCGCCCGGACCCGGCCCGCCGCCGTAATACGGATCAGGTTCCGGGCCAGTAGGTTGATTGATTGGCTGCTGCGTGCCGCCACCAAAATTCTGCTGATAATACGCAAGGTCAGGCCCCTGCGCGCCAGCAATGATGGCATTCTGCAAAGCACTGCCCGTCAAGCCAGATTGCCCCCAATATTGGGTGCCACTCGGATCCGGTGTGCGGTTGAAGTATTGCTGGTAGATGTTTTGAATTTCACTCAAATTGGATGGCCGCCCGGCCGTCAAAACAGCTTGGTTCAAATCTTCCGGCCTTAAAGCCCCGCTGCTCAACTGGTTCAGCCAGTATGAATAGCCCGGTGTGTCAATTTGCTCTGCGCCACCACCAAAGCCAGATCGACCAAGCTGCTGGTAAGCGCCCTGCACCGCCGGCGCATACTGCGAATAGCCAGCCGAAAGGATATCGGCCCATTTTGGATCAGTGGGGGTGCCAGTAATTTTAGAGGTCGCTGAGCGAATATCGGCATCCGTGTAGCCAAAGTCGCGCATCTGCTTATAGGCAGCGCCCTGATCAGTCGGCGTAGACATCGTTATGGGAATTGCCCCGTAAGTGGGCGCATTCAACTTCGTTGGAGCAGCCGGCGCTGTTGGCGTGGGAACCGTAACAGTTCCTTGTATATTTCCAAATAAATCAGGACGAGCTTTTCTCCAAAATGCTTTTTCATCTTCAACTTGTTTTCGTCCTGCTTCTAGCGGATCATATCCGCTGTCACCCCGGCGCAAAAGGTCAGATATTTTCCCAGAACTTTGCGCTGCTGTATTAGGTGTTGTTAAAACATTCGGCTGACCCATAATTGTAGGTTGAGATGGATAGCCCGTATTGGTCGGCATAATCCGATATTGCGCGTCAGCGTAAGGATTAAACCCGCGAAGGCGAGCATTAACGTCCGTTTGATATTGCTCATACGCCTTGCGGTCTAGCTGATACTTTCGGACTGTCTCGTCAAAAGCGGCCTTGTCAGCGGCATATTTTTCGGCATCCGTTTGCGCGCTGCCTGCCTTACTAGTGCCAGTGCTGGAAAACGTGCCATCTCCACCGCCAAAACCGATATTCTTTTTAAGAACATCGCGCAGTGCATCCGTAATCTGTGTAGGCGTTAGATCCGGCGGCGCAACAGGCGGCGGCCCAGGAATGTTGGTACCAGCATAGCCAGTTTTTGTGCGGCCAACGCTGTCAAGAAAATCGCGGATTGCACCCATAACCCTACTCCTTAAATGACGCCAAGGCCCTTGCCGGTGTACAACCCAGTCGCCAGCGTAGACAACGGAGAAGGCGCATATACCTCACCCGTTGAAGACCGCGAGCCAGTTTGCACTTGCGGAGTAATCGGCGCCATACCCCGGACTTGCGTGCTGAGCCAATCCATCTGCTGCTTGGGATAAAGCTGCTGCGCTTCATACTCAGCACGCTCAGCATCCAAATTGCGCTGCCCTTGGCGTTGTTGCGCCAAACCCGCAGCCTCCAAAGATGCAGTATCAGCAAAGTTCATCTGCTGTTGTTGCTGAGCCATCCCAGCCATATTCTGGTATGCCTGCATCTGCCGGGCATAATCCTGCGCCTGGGCCTGCTGAGCCTGCTGCGCGGCCGTAAGGCCAAACTGCTGCTGCGCCTGCCCGGCAGTCGTCTGCATCTGCCCAAGATTGGCGAGGTTCTGCATCTGTTGGCTGGTCAGCTGGCCTTGCGTCTGGCCAAGGTTGGTCAACTGCGCCATCTGCTGGCCGGTCAATTGGCCCATGGTCTGGCCGAGATTGCCATACTGCGCGCCACCCTGGAGGATGCGCGAAAGATCCGCGCCAGAGATGCTGCCAACCGTGCCGGCCAATTGCGCTTGCCGGGCAAGATCCGCCTGAGCGGCTTGCAGGGATTGTCCATAACCCTGCTGCGCCGCCTGGGCCTGCTGGTTAAGGATAGCCTCCTGCGTGTCACGCACAGCGCGAGAGCCAAACTCACCCATGCGATTTGACCCAAACTGCCCAGCCTTAATGAAAGCGTCAGACACTTGTGGCAAAAGGTTTTCGCTGAGATTGCGCGCACCCTGCTTGGCGATGACATCCAACACGCCCTGTTGGTAGGGCGACATATACTGCCCCACCTGAGAGGCCGCCGTCTGGCCAGCAGATTGCAAATATGGGCTGGCGGCCGTCAACGCGCGCTCTGCAAGGGATTGGGCAGTTGTTTGCTCTGCGCGCCCCAAAAGAGGCTGCGCTGCGCCTACAATGTCTTGCTGAAAGGCTCGGCTAAGCGCAGGCTGCGCCGCACCAACAACATCCAACCCGCCGGCGCGGTCAAAATACCCCTGACCCTTATTCAGATTAACATCAACCAAACCCTGGCGAAGGTACTGGTTTTGTGCGGCCTGCAAATCAGCGGCAGTGCCTTTAGTCCCAAATCCCTCCATGCCAGTCATGGCAGTACCTAAACTCTGCATGTGAGCAGGAGTGCCAAACTGCGTGCCAGTCACATTCCCTTGGGCGTCGTATGTAAAACCGACGCCAGCATTTGAAGCGGCCTTGCTGTAGGCGGCCTGTTGCAGCGGCGTAAGCTGCGCGACACCTGCTTCGCCAGAGAGTTGATACTCTTCATACGGCTTGTTTGCGAGATTGGTGGCCACTTGGATTTGGTTGTAAACCGCGTCCTGCATCCACTTGGGCATTTCCGAAGAGGATGTGACGTAGGAGGTAGCCGTCTTTGGCTCCCCTTCAAACAAGCTTCCCATCACGCAACTCCCTTCAGATATGACAGCGGAGACTTAGCATTCGGGCTGAATTTACCCTTGGCCAATGCCTTGCCCTTATGGGACCGAATAGCCTCACGCATCTGATCCAACCTTTGCGCGCCAGCCTTGCTGGACCCATCGCCCAGCATGGCCACCGTTTCTGCATCAATTACATACTCGCCATCGGACAATTTTGCATCAATTTCATCGGATCTGCCGGTGCCAGCGCCGCGGGCAAACCGCGCCACCGCGCTCAACGCGCCGCCCTGCGCCATTCCAGGCGCAGCTGTTGTTGACTGGGCGTTGTATTGGCCGGAGGTAAACCGGGGGAAATTGGTGGCAATGTACTGGCCCATGCTCATGCCAGACATGGAAGCATCACGCTGGATGCGCCCCCAATCCCAGGTTACGCCAGGGCGATTGAAGTATTCTTGCTGATTAGGTGGCAAGGTTGCTACTGCTTGCTGCGCCGGCGCAGGCGCAGACCCCATGCCGGAAGCCGCTGCCAATGCCGCACCGCCAGCCAGCAGGGTGCCCATATTCAGATTGCCAAGCAGACCGCCACCCTGGCCGCCTGCACCGCCAGCGCCACCTGCGGTTGGTGTAGCCGGAGGAAGGCCAAGATCGCCGCGAAGGGCGTTCATAAGGCCTGAGCTTTGTTGTTGAGGGACAAACTGGCTGCGACCATCAACTACCCGATAAGTTCCGGACACGGGCTTTAATTCCACAAAACCTGTAGTGTCGTTTAATTCATAAGTGCCAGGGCGGCCGTCAGGCATAACGCCACGAGATCCTGGGGCCGGCGCTAAAGTGCCATCAGGTTGCGTAATAGGTTCCGCCAAAGGAACCTCGCCACTCATATTCTGAACAACAGCTTGGGATGGCTTGATGGCTCCTGCCGCCAAGCCACTCAAGCCGCCAGCAATGGCAGCGGCTTTTGGATCCATGCCAGTCGCAAGGCCAATCCCAAAGCCCTTGCCGGCCGCGCTAATACCGCGCTGCACGCCCTCGCCGGTAGCGCCAGGGCCAAAGCCAAGGTTGCCAGCAGCTTGCCCCGCCAAATCACCAGCAGCAGCACCCAATGCGCCACGCAGCGCGCCGCTAAACGGATTGCGGCCGGTGGCAGCAGCTGTCCCGGCACCAACAAGGCTAGTGCCGAGCATATTGCCCATGGTGCCTTCTAGGCCAAAAAGGCCGCCAATTTGGCCGCCCAGACCCCCACCCAAAGCGCCAGACACGGCTCCTGTAAGAGGATTGCCTCCGCCCAAAAGAGAACTGCCAGCCCCAAGAACAGCACCGCCAAGAATACCTTGGCCAATAGCGCCTAGCCCCAAACCAAGGCTGCCGCTGATTGCGCCGCCAATAACTGTACCAACCCCAGGCAACAGCAAACTCAACGCAATTGGCGCAACAGCACCAAGGATCTTACCCCACTTGAACTTGTACTCCCGTAGGCCGGTGGCCGGGTTGATCCCGCCAGACCCGCCAGCCCGGCGCAGCATCTCAGCCTCGCGCGGGTTCACATGCGCCAGCTCGCTATCGCCACCACGCCCCTTAGAAGCCAACCGGCGGCCCGCAACAGACAGACCCCCACGGGCGTACCCCTTTTGGCTTAGGCGGTCCTGAAGGCCATACAAAGCCACCAGCAGGGACACGATATAGATCATGTCAAATTGCGGCGGCAGCACATCCTCATCAATCTCACCGTCATCAATCGCCGCCTGACGCATCTCAGGATACTTGGACGGATCCTGAACAACGACCTCCAGAAGCTCAATAACCTCTTCCAAGTCCTCTGGAGTGACAGGCATGTTGATGACCGCCTGCTCCATGGCGTCAACCGCCTGAGCAAACTGAGGATCGCTCTGCGCCATCTGCATGATTTGATCGCGGATCGCCATTGTCTCTACTCCAAAGCCTGACAGAAACGCTCAGCCCAATCCCGCCAATTGTCGTAACTATACGGAACCGGGAAGTTTTCTTTAAGCGTCATGTTGTTCAAAAATTGCATGGCCCAATTCTGCCACTGGTCCTCAATGTCCAAGCGGCCAAACGCGCCATACGCATCAAGATCCAAGGCAATCTGATCTGCCCAGTCCCGCAACCCAAGCCCAGTAGGAAGCGTTACCCGCAGGCTCATCCCAACACCGTCCGATCCCCAGTAGACAGATGCCCAATGATCTGACCCATCTGGTAATCGCCATAAACAGCATTGCTCTCAAACCGGATACGCAACTCACGGCGCTGCTCCTTGAGCATCACAATCTGTTCATGCGGCGTTGAGGCGTTCTCAGGGAACGTGAATATCGTGCTGTAAACCTCTGGCGCCCTTGCATTCGCCCGGCCAGTAACCTGCACAGTCATCGGCCCGCGCTGCACGAAATCCGGCTCAATCGTCGTGATCCGCAGATACTCGTTCTGGCCCTGCACCAACTTGGACAAGTCCGCCGTTTCAAAATAGGACCGAATAGGTCGGATATTCGGCCCGTCATACTCGTCGGTCAGCTGCTCCTGCACCCAAACGCGATAACCAGAACCGCTATCCTCAACGCCCGTCAAAACTGGCGCCGCAAACGAGTTGTTAAACTGGCCGGCAGAACGACCATAATTCGGCAACTCGGTATCATACCAAGTGTTCTCGCGCACATTGTAGATCACCGCATGCGTGCATTCAGTCGCATCCCCGCGAGGATAGCACCACCAAACTTCGCCATATCGCGGCACCTTGAACGCAAAAACCTTGCTGCGCTGACGCTGGTTCAAGCCATCAAAGAAGTAATTGAGGTTCATCTGGTTTGGCACCTCACGCACCACACCATTGAACATCAGAAACCGATCAACGCCACACCAGAAAAACACCCCATCATAATCCACCACGCATTGCGGCGAGATGATTGAGGTATCTGTAGCAATCACATCAAACTGAAATACCGTAGCACCGCCCGTAAACGTGGCACGAATAACCGCGTCAAACGCCCAAAAGATGCCCGCAGGGGCGCTGCCAGAACCAGCGCGCAGCGGCATACCCTTGATGATCTTCTGGCCCCACACGCGCGCCAAACCAGATCCGGAGCCCGTCAAATTAGTCGGCTCACCAGCAACCGACCACCCAACAATCCCGTCCGTCCCATAATAGAATAAATACGGATGCAACGAGACAATCCCGCCAGTCGCATTGGCATCAGGCGGCAGCGATACTGACTTTAACAAACCAGTACCAAGAACCTCGCCAAAGAAAATCTGACCACCCTGGTCATTGCAAATGCAATCCAAATTGGGCGCCGCATGAGCAATCAGATAATTCTGGTTGGAGGAAGAATCATATTGATAGTCAAACATCCACATATTTTCTGGCGAAGAAACATAAGCAAAAGACCCGCCAGACATATTGGTCTTGGTGTAAGTAATGGTTGTTGCCGTCACCAACACCACAAAGCCATTCGGATCCGAGCCAGCCGAACTGGCCGCGCTAATCGTAATCACCGCACCAACAGCCGCAGCCGTGTACTCGGGCGAAGACGTATGAGAGTTGATATTTGAGGCAACGGCAGCCGCCGTGGTCGCCAAGTCTGTCGTGAACGCCACAGAGCCCGACATGATATTCACGCCGTCAACCGTGATCGTATCAACAGAACCAGCAGCGCCACCCGTCAGCGTAACAGTCGCAGTAGCCGCAGCACTCACCGGCGTCCGGTCAGTCACAATTGAACTATTGGCCGTGCTGTCAATCGTGAAGCGCTCAAGGTAATTGTCGCTGCCCGAATGGCAGTAGACAAAATTCATCTGCGTGAATGTTGAAAAGCCACGGCTGATTTCTTGCAGATATTTCTGCGTTGCACGATAGCCGCCCATCTTGCGCGGCAATCCGCGCTGCCAACGCACCCACTGCCCGTCAACGTAGTTATCGCCCTCAAAGCGCGTACCATCGCGCTTAATACCCGGCTGAGAGCGAAGGACGGCAGTCGTTACTGGCATCAGAACGTACCGCCATTCACATTGCCAGCCTGAGCAACACCCAAGGCAGCCCAAGCCGCAGGCTGATCAACAGCAGTAAACAAGGCAATACCAGTCGCCGTGCCACCCAAATTGATCAACGCAGCGCCAGCAGTAGTCGCTCCCGTGCCACCCTCGGCAATCGTCAACGGCACCGAAATACCCTGCGTGGTGGCATTCAAAACGTCTGTGCCATCGCAATACAGAATGACACGCTGGCCCTGACCAACAGTGAAACTCGTGCCGGGGCCTGAAGGGTCAATCGTAAGCGTGTAGGCGCCAGTCGTCTGGTTATCAATCCAATACTGCTGCACCGTTGCCGGCACCACAACAGTCCGATTGCCCGTCAAAATCCCGGTGAACCGATAAGCAACACGATTAAGCTCAGATCCAGTCAGCGTGTAAGTGCCAGTGCCGGGAATGTTGATAACCGTGTAGTCAAACGCAAAGGTGGCCGATTGACCAAAGCCAATTGTGTGGAAGTTGGCGCCATCTGAAACAATGATGGCCGACTCCCCCGGCTGGAAAGACAACGACAAAGCGCCGTCAATCGTAATCAGGCCAGGAGGATCCGCGACAATCGCGCCCGTGCCGCTGTTCCGCAAATACACAAACCAGTTATCGCCCACCACTGTCGGGTCAGGCAGCGTGAACGTGCCGCCGGCAGAAGTCCAATTGAACATCTTGGCGCGGTCAGTAACGCCCGCCGTGTAGTTGCTGTTGAAGCTCGTGACCGGCACAGACTGGCTAAGCAGCGTACCAACCGCCACAATCCCCGTGCCAGCCAAGGCACTGGCATTGGCCGTGGAAGTCGCCGCACCATACTGCAAAGACCGCCAAGTGCCGGCCGCATTGCTGTTGGCCGCCAGATAAACCTGCCAGAGCGTGCCAGGAGCAACCGTAACAACCTGCGTGCCTACATTGTTCTTAACCGTGAAAGTCTCGGCGCCGCGGTTATTGAACAGGATCGTATTGCCAACGCCCGTCCTGTTCGCCGGCGGCAGAAGAATGCTCAGGCCAGACGTTGAAGGCGTGACATCAATGATCTTGGTCGCCAAATTCTCGCTGGCAGAAGTCTCCTCCGGCCAGCTGAGCGTGATATCTGCCGTCAGCGAAATCGCGCTGTAACTGATCTCACTCGGGTAGATCGTCGCGCCGCCAAAAACATCCTGATAAATGGTCATGCTTCACTCCTCGCGGCGCTGCGGTCCATAATGCGCTTCATGTCCTCGCCCGTCAGCGCCTGCGCCGCACGATCATACATTGCCTGCCAAACCTGTATCCGCTCATCGCTCTTGAGGAATGGAGTAGCCTCCAACAGCGTGGCATAGAGAAGAAGATCCGGCGCATATTCGGTCAGCCAATTCGTCTGCAAGTCATCGCCAAGCAACGCGGGCTGCTCATAATACATGACCTCCAAAACACCCACGGCACTTGGCGTGGGAGCAATTAGCCAATGCTGGAAATCATAATCCGCATAGAATTGCGGGGCGCCAGTCGTAGCCTCATTCGGCCAATAACTTCGCAGATACTCGTATGACCGAGCAAAGATGGGCGAGCCATCCACCGTCATGCTGATGGTGTCGCGCCACCTATCTGGCTTGGGATAGACCGCCACCCCGATCTGCAAATTGGTCTGCACCGGGCGGATGAAGCCCTGGATCTTCAATTCACGCGCAATTCGGCGCTGCGCCAGCGTGATCAACCGCGGCAGCTGCTCATAAACGATCTGATCGCTCTCAGCCGTGAAGCCGCGCTCAAGATAGCGCCGGATATCCACTAGCAGGCTATCGTAGGTCATAGTGTACGACATGCGCGCTCCGGAAGTTTTTCCGCCGCTGGTTCAGCCTGCGCCGGGGTAAATATACCTCTTGCCAATCAAAACAATCAAGCCATTTCAAGCATTGGCCATTTTCAACGCCTCGGCCTCAACCTCGTCCACCCGGCGCAGGC